CGGTGAAGCGGCAGTACTGGCCGTCGTACCACAGAGGCACCAACCCGCACTCACCGTCTCGTTGTTTGGCAATAGCGATCACAGCCTCACCTTGGGCCTCATGGCGTTCACGGTTGAGCAGTAGCACAAGGTCAGCGTCCCTTTCAATCTGCCCGGAGTCGGCCAAGTCGGTCAAACGGGGCACTCGGCCTTTGTCCTTCTCGGACTCTCGATTGAGCTGGGCTAAGGCAACCACGGCTGTCTGGGTATCAGAGGCCACGCCTTTGAGTCTGCCCGAAACTTCTGCAATCTCATACGTTTTCTTCTCTGCAGCCCTACTGCCATGGATCTTTTGGAGGTAGTCGACCAGCACCAGCTTCACACCCCACTTGCGAACCGCTCGGCGTATCACCGCGGTGATCGTTGCGATGTTAGATACAGATGAACCAGACACAAAATGGATGGGGCTGTTTGCGATTTTGGCCGAGGCAGTCGACATTGCCTTCATGCCTCCCTGGTCGAGCTGGCCGGTCTTGATGTCCTGCATGGGTATGGTTCCGATAGTCGAGACCATCCGGCGCACGATGGACTCGTCGGACATCTCCAGGCTGATGAACAGCGTCGGTATCCTGGCGTCTATGCCGGCTGCCTTGGCAATGGCGATGGCGATGGCTGTCTTCCCGATGCTGGGTCGGGCTGCAATGATGGCCAGCTCGCCGTACTGGAACCCATCGGTCATCTGGTCGAGCCTGTGGAAGCCCGAGGTGATCCCGGAAAGCTGGCCCTGCCTCGAGAACCTTTCCTGTGTCGAGTCGATGAATCGGCTGACAACGGACTTGGACGATTGCACCTCTTCCTTGGATGCCTCAACGGTGAGCCCTGCCTCGGCATTGGATACGATTTGATCCACGGATAGGGTGGAGACAGCGGACTCACGTATCAGGCGGTCTCCAGCGGTTCTGAGCTGGCGTCTGTGGTAGGCCTCCAGGACTGCCTGGGAAAAGGCCGGGTGATTGGCCGGGCTGGGACACAGCTCGTCGGCCCGGTTCAATTCCTCGAATGGTGGGGTGATCTGAGGAATTGAGCGCTGCCACTCTTTGACCACCGTCGTCAGGTTGACCGGCTCGGTCCTGGCAATGAGGCCTTTGGTGATCTCGTAAATCAGTCGGAGTTTGTCATGCTGGATGGCATCGGTCGGGATCTTGGCGAACACCTCGTGGCAGACATCCGAACCACCGGAAAGACAGGCGCCGATCAGGCCGTACTCGTCGTCCTGGGCATAGTAGGGGTCGTTCATAGCCAGTCAGCGATGTTTTGGTTGGAACCGGCCTGTGATTGATTGGAGCCGGAAGCCAATGGGCTCCTAGCCTTGTCGATCTCGCCGTTCCAATTGTTCAACAGGGTCATCAGCTCACGGCGGAGGTATTTATCGTCCGACTGGTAGCGTGCTTCCAAGGCAACCAGGTCTTCCTCCGGAGTGTTGAAGTCGAAGATCTCTTTCAAGGCCTTGATCTCCTTGGTGCTCCACTGGGTCGTAGGTCGACGCTTGATCAAAGCACCGACTCGTAGGCGGAAGGCTTCGAGCTCAGGTGAAAGCTCACGCGTGACGACTCCTTCCTTTCCTTCCCTTCCCTTCCCTTCCTTACGGCACGCGTGGTCCTCGCGTGGCTCACGCGTGGCTGACGCGTCAGATTCCTCGGTATTTGTTGGGATTTCTTCGATGTTTCCCTCCGGATCAGGCAAAACGGATTCGGATTCCCGGTTGTTGATCACCTGGTGCTTTAGGAAGCTAGGAATCCATCCAAAGCACGCGTCACCCACGCGATACTTCTGAACAAAAGCACGCGTGGCCAACGCGTCGAGCACGCGTGAAAAGTCGACGCCATCATACGGTAGCACCTGCACACCGATGCGTCGGGGCTCCCACTTGAAACGGCCTTCCCGGTCAGCAATGCACCACAGGCCGGCGAAGGCTACACGAAGCGGAAGCTGGGTTTCCATTTCAGCCTCGAACAGTCCCTCGTGGTGGAAGAACTCCGGTTTGATTGTGCGGATTCTCATTGGTTTGAGGCTTGTTGTTTTCGAATTGCAACCACCTGTTTCGAAAGATCGGCCAGCCATTCTGATGTCATTAGTCCAAGTTCAGCGGATTCTTTCAAAAGATGCATTGCCTCAAAAGGAGGCCATCCAGCCTCTTTGGAAGCTTTTTCGACCCAAAACAGAACACCTTCATCGTGATCTATCTCGTGGTGGCTCAGTTGAATCTGACGCTTCACCTCGTAGGAAGCCGACAGCTCCCAAGAGGTGAAGAAGCTCGGGAACGATGAATCCTCGTGGCCTTCAAAGTGGCATTTTCGGCACATCGTTGCCATTGATCCACCCGGGTATTCCCAAGGCATTCTTCCGGAAACGTAGTAAAAGTGGTGAACTGTCAGCGTGTTGGTTTCGGACTCGCACTTAATGCACCGGAAACCGTCTCTCGACATGATTTCAAGGCGCTTCTTCTGCCACCGCGGATCTTGGAGTTTTTCGGAGTATGTCATGTATCAAACGGAAAACCCCGTCGCACACCGCGGTGAGGAATCGCGGAGAAACAACGCGACGTGCACGATATGGACGGGGTAAAATTGCTTGGTCATGGTTTCTCTGAAGGTTTCGACGCTCACCTCTCACAGCTCACGTCGACAGGCCGCTCCCTAGCTTACAGCCGGGGCGGTGTCCAGCGCTCAGTAGGCCGGTATCAGGATGTCGGCCACCTGCTGGGTCAACCTGATGTCCTGGATGCAGTAGTCGATGGCTGCCTGGCGATTGCTGTTCCACAACAGATTGAAGTCGGCGCCATTGCCCGACTTCTCACCCAAGCCCAAGTGCCGGCTGATCGAGGCTAGGCTGCCATGGGCCCGATGGTCCCCGAGCTGCCACACCTCGCGCAGGTCCACAATCAGGTCGTTCCAGTAGCGGCCTTGTCTCAACCAGTAGGGCGGGGTGATGCGGTGCTTCCAGCTCCTCTTGATGAGGAACGGTAAATCGAAGGCTTTGACATTGAAGCCCACCAACCGCGGGGTGCGTTCATAATAATTGAGCAGCGTCCAAAACTGCCGGAGCATTGCTGCCTCACCGTCGGCGTCGGACGACAGCACACTGGTCTCTTGGTCCTGCTTACGGTAGCCGATGCACAGGATCTGGCCCGAGAGCGCATCCAGGGCAGCGTTGCGGATGTAGTCGCTGACGTGGTTCTCCTCGGCCTTCTGTAATTTCTCGGCGATGATGTCCGGGTTCTTGATGTTGCCGAGTTTCACGTCGGCTGGGTTAAACGGAGGGATGTGGAGTTGGTCGAGCGGCAGAGGCCCGGTCTCGATGTCGAATACAATTGTTGGATTGGCAGGCATTGTTCTAAAGCGGTTTGAGTTGGTAGATTTGTGCGTTTGTCCCGATGCGCACCCCCGGTTGCACCACGAGTCCCAGCAGCAACAGGCTGCCGGAGAGTATTAGAAGCGTTTGCCGCAGTGCGGGCAGCAGTGCTTCGTTAGGAACGGAGGCTTCTCGAGCATCGGCACCTCGAGCCACTCGCAGATCTCTGCGTAACTCTTGAGCCCAAAGCCCGATACAGCCTGCGGGTGGAGGTGCCCGCTACGGTAGAGGTCCATGGCGTCCTCCTTGGACTTGATCGCCAGGCGCTCGATGATGTTGTAGGTCCGCACGCTGAAGGGCCAGCCCCACTGGTGCAGGATTCCCTCCTGACGCTTGGCAGCCTGTATCACCTGGCTGATGCGTTGTTTCGAGAGACCCAGATGATGCCCGATAGATTGCAGGGTCTCTCCCTCGGCCCGCATCCGCACCACGTCGGGCACCAGATGGGCGAGCTTCATGTATGACTTTCGGGTGCTCATGTTAGAACGGGACGTCGTCGGTGTTGGGTTCTTCCTGAGCGGCGATCTCCTCGAGGCGCTTGGTCAGCGCGGCGATGAGCACGATGTCCTCCGGGCTCTTGCCGGGGCTCACCTTAGCCTTGGGCAGCCAGTGCTCGCCCAGGCCGCGCACAGCGTCTGCGGTCAGCTCGGAGAGCGGAGTGCCGCGGAACTTACCGACGTGCACCTTGACCTCGGCGATCTTAACTGGCGCCGCGGTAGCCGGCGTCACGGTCGTGACCTTGTCGTCATCCCGGGGAGGCCTGTCCTGCAAGCGTACCCACAGGCCCGATGGCTTCAGCTCGCCGTTCTTCAGCGGCATGATGAGCTTGATGTTGGCGTAGGTACGGGTGCCGTCCTGCGATTCCTCGTGAGCGATCACGATGTTGCAGGACTTGCCGATAAGGCTCTCCAGGTCGAGCGCCTTGTTTTCCTGCTCGCTGAGTTTCCGGCCAAACCAGTCCTTGAGGAACTTGGTCAACGCTGCCTTCTCGTGCAATGAAGGCACCATTGGCTTGGTGAACACTACCCACGGCTGCACCGGGTCCCGGCTGTCGTCGATCAAGTCGATCTCGAAGGCGAGCTTGAACTTCTTTTTCACCCCGTATTCGGTCTCGTACTCCTTGAGGGGAGTCACGTCCACACACACTGCCTTGCCCGTGTATTCGGGGCATGGTGCGTACTCTTTCTTACCGCCTGTTGCACTGATTATCATATCGTCTTACGTGTTGTTGTTGTTGTTGTGTCTACCTGGAGGCTTGTTTCTCGACCTCCGAAAGTTGTTTTGCCATCCGGGCGTACTGCGCCCAGTAGTCGGGCCAGGTCGCCTTGATTTTCGCCAGGTTGTCCTGGTCGGCCACTAGGGCCGCGGCGCCCAGCTTGCGAACGAAAGATCCGCCGTATTCAATCATGGTGTTGATGATCTGCCTGTCGTTCATTTGGTGGCCTTTCCCCGCTTGCGCCGCCAGTATCTGACGTCATCGACCTTGAAGTCCCGGGCTGCCTTGTAGATCTCGCCCGCCTGCTGCTTGCTGATGCAGTAGACGCCGTCGCCATGTTTAATTTTCTTGGCCACTGTGTTCTCGCTCATGCTGTTGGTTGGATGATGAAATCAAAGTTGTTCTGCCAGGTATCGCAAAGCCGGTTGTAGGTGTCTCCCTTGATGCGCCAGGTGCGCGGGTCCCGGGTGGTCCCGCTGTGCCGGCACTTGATCCGCACGTCGATGTCCTTGATAGCGGTGTTGCGCAGCGGGTGGTCGCTCGGGAGTTCGTGGAGTTTGGTGATCATGGTTTGCTCTCCTTGGCTTTCAGTTCCGCCCTTGCCATGTCCACGGCCTCTTGAAGTGCGTCCTTATTGCCGGCGATTGGAGTCAGACCAACGACAATCGTCAGCGTTTCCAACACCTCCTCCAGGTGCGCGATCCTGGCTCGGGCTTCTTCCAGCTCCTTGTACGTCTTCACGGCGTCGATGGTTCTCATTTCTTCGATGGTCATGGTTTGATCTGCTTTGCTTTCAGTTCGTTGATGATGTCGCAGAGTCCGATAATCATGGCCATGTAGGCTTGGGGATTCTCAATCCCGTTGCGCTTGCAGGTTTCAACCCCTCGTTTCACTGCGTCCAATCCAACTTCGCGCCATGGCTCGTTGATAAAGTCGCTGATTTTGATATTGCTCATGGTTTCTCCGTAAGTGACTTGATGTATCGGTTCCTCTCAGCCGGTTTGGCGTCGATCATGTACTGCAAAGCTCCGCAAGCGTTCAGGCTGGTCGTGTGTTCCCAGTCCTCCTTCTTGTCGTACAATTCATGCCATCGCTCGTTGGGTACGACGACAATCTGGCCGGTTCGCTTGTGACGGAACACGAATGCGGCTGGTCCGATTGGGATGTTCATCGTCCCTCCAACCATTTCACCAGATCACCAAGCTCGTCGATCTGTAGTTCCAGTCTCTTTATCTTCTCGTTCGCTCCAACCAGTTGCCGTTCCAGTTGTCTTGCGAAACCGATCTTCACGAACTGATTGAATCCCGCCGTGATGTATGGCTGACGGTCTGTGCGCGGGGTTTTGGAGATGGTTTTCTTCACGGCTTTGACTCCACTCGTTCACGCCCAAGAGCCTCACGCGCATCGTCGCGGACGTAGTTGTTCACGGCGTAGCCCAGATCTTCAGGATCTAGGAATCGGTTGATGAATGACTCGGTTCGATTGATCTGCTCCATGTAATACTTCCTCTCCCCTTCGAGCTTGTCCCACAGAGCGCGGAGACGGTTTTCGAGTTCGGTGACGTACTTTTCACGTTCTCTCAAAGAGTTTTGAAGCGATTCGATTTCCTGAAGGTGCAAGTTCATCGC